ACAGTGACAATAAACACAAACATCAAGCGAACGCTTGGTCGTGCGTATTCTCGACTGCTAAGCTCCTATTCGTCTCTTAATGCCATGCTCAAGGTAAAACTTGGGCGTCCAGCTGTGGTACACGTCTTAGGATGTGTATCACTTCTGGGACGGAGAGTTAACCTTTCAGTCGTCAAAGTGGTAATCACTACGTTGGCAACCTACCATCGTCTGTATAAACATGGGGGGATCAAGTACCTTGTGATTTATCTCAAGGCTTGCTCTTCTATGCTCCAGCAGGTGGTAGGTCAACAACGACTACACGACTTGACGCCCTTTGGGGCCCGAGTCGGTCGAACGCACAGTGGGATCCCTACAATTATTCCAGCCCTTCATCGGGCCCGTATTCGATCGGAATGTACTTGGACGATCCGTTTCTGGGCGACCTTATTCGGCTTATACCGAGTATTGGATTTCCCAGGGAAGGTGAAAATAAGTACTATCACGAAAGAGTACGGAGGTGATCCTCTTATGACATACGAATTTAGTCAATTCGTATTCAACCACTTCACCATAGTGTTAAAGAAACTTTTCCATGAAGATGGATCAGTGACCGATGCACTATGGTCTGAAGAGGGCGAGGGTCCCTTGGAGTTCTTAAAAGGACTCCGGGCTAAACCATTCCTGATTTCTAAGTCTGGACCCGCGGTGCGAGGGGTAAGTATTTCGAGCGGGGCTCAGAGTACTTCCCCTGCATCTATTCTGGCCTCAGCATACACTTGGTTACATAGCCCTCTTTATCCAATTTTGCAAAATTGGTGTCGAATGACTAGTAATCAGTGGGTGCTGAACCGGATAGAATCCTGGGCCAAGGAGTTGTGGGTATGGGAGGATTCTCTTCCCTTATCCTCGGGAGGGCCGAAAAGCCCTTTCGAAGCAACAAATTGGCTTGGGAAACTTGGGTTCAAACCGGAACCAGCTGGTAAAGTCCGGGTGTTCGCTATGGTCGACCCTTGGACACAATGGCTCTTTGACCGCCTTCATAAGGCGATCTTTGCGCTATTGGAGCGAATACCACAGGATGGGACTTTTGATCAGGAGCGTCCGATACGTCATTTGTTTGCATGGAAGGATGCTAATGAAAAGAAATTTTCAAAACCAATTTCCTTGTATTCATTTGATTTGTCGGCCGCGACCGATCGATTACCCATCGTACTTCAAAAGGTACTACTGTCTCCCTTCTTAACAAGTTGGGGGGCAGAGCTGTGGGGTTGCCTCATGGTCGGTCGGAAGTATCACTGCCCCAAGACGATCAAGTTCGGAGATGGTCCTAAACAAACCGTTTCTGAGCTGGGATTTGTCCAGTATGCTACCGGTCAACCTATGGGTGCGCTCAGTTCTTGGGCGATGCTAGCGTTTTTACACCATGCAATCGTTCAGTGGTCCGCCTTTAAGGCGGGTGTGCTTACTCCTAATAAACCATGGTACGAGGGCTACGCCGTCTTGGGAGACGACGTAGTTATAGCCCGTGATTGTGTAGCCAAGCAATACGCTGGTATAATGAAAGCGTTAGATGTCGGGATCGGAGACCATAAGTCTCTGATCTCAACAACAGGCAAGGCGTTGGAATTTGCGAAGCGGACATTCCTTAACGGAGTGAACGTTTCCATGGTTCCATTCGCTGAGTTTGTGGTAGGCCGGCTATCCCTAGCTGGCCTACTGGAGCTCGTGCGCAAGTACTCTCTAACCTTCGGGCAGATGCTATCTGTCCTAGGTTACGGGTACCGAGCAAAAGCTTCAGCATCGAAACGCCTCTTCTCATTACCAAAACGATTACGTAACTACATAGTCACGTTCTATGGTCCTGGGGGGCCGGGTTACACGGGTCTAAAGGGGTGGTTACCATTGAAATCGGTAACCTCCTTGTATAAGACCTCGATGACTCGGGTTCACGGTCTTTGTAGATTATTCTTCGAGAGTGAGGTAAAACTCATTCTTGAATACCTAGATTCTTATTCAGAGCTGATCGCTCTGGCTAAGAAGTTAGGGACGGTTTACAGAGATCGTGAACATTATGGCACGACACCTAGAGATCCTTCTCGACAATCGGAACATGGAGGGATTGAAGCCACTACACCTAGTGAGGTGGTGGATTCCCTAAATGAGACGGTTTATCGGGAGGCTTTCTTGGATGTGGTCATAACTGCCCGGGACCTTCGTACTAAACTAGAGGAGGTCTTAATAGACCCGGCCTCCTCCCTTGACTGGGAGAGCCTGGAGAACCTGTGGACTCAGTTCCGAGAAATTGAAACTGAGTTCGCGGCTTTACCATTTCCACGTAACATTCAAACCCGGGTGTCGGAGGGTAAACCTCCTACATCTGAGTCTAAAATGTTGAAGAGATGGTATCGTTACTCTAGTACGTTTAGGGCGACTGTTGACCCAGTCAACAACTCTTAGATGTACAAGTGGTCGGGAGAGGGGACTCTTCCGATGCGGTATCTTGAGCTCGGCTCTGAAGCTGATTGTTAGAACAGGAGTTGAAATAGACCACCTACTAATAATTAGTGAAGTAGAATATCCAAATCGCTTGAGTAACTTCAAGAAGAGACGCCGAATCGAGGTGATCCAACGTATCGTACCTGAGATCGGCTCTGAAGACGAGTGGGCAAGCTGCCGCTCGATCGAAGTAGAATAACCAAATCGCTCTGGTAAAGTTCCTTAAGCAAGAACGTGACAGAGAAGAGACGCCGAATGGGACCCTCCCTGTACGATACTGCGGGGATCCGCGAATACCGTAAGTTAAGCTTGAGATCGGCCTTGAAGCCGATCCCGGAACAGGAGCTGAAATAGGCCACCTACTTGGATCGGTGAAGTAAGATAACCAAATCGCTACCTGAAAGGGTAGAAGAGACGCCGAATCGTGTAA